AGAAAAAGAGCATCTCGGAGTCTCGCGCGTGTGGCCGCGAAATTGGCACAGGGGGGGGTGGTTGATGTGGGGCCGGTTTGGGGCCCGGTGACGCTCCGGTTGGCGGCCGGTGGTGCTCCTGTTCCGGAGTGGTCCCGGCGCCCGCCGGCGCCCGGGCTCGAGGTCAGTGAGGGGTGATAGGGGTGATAGGGGAACGGCATGTCTGACGAATTGCGGATGTTTCTCGCGCGCGGCCAGGCCGCACAAGCGGCGGTCGACGCGGTGCTGTCCCGTGACCAGCAGCGGCGCGAGCTCATGCCGGACGGCACGTTTCGCGTGCGGTGCTGCCGGTGCGGGTGCTCGGTGAGCAACCCACTGCCCGTGCCCGTGATCGTGCGCGCCTGGGTGGAGTGTCCCGAGTGTGCGGCGACCCAGGCGGATGCGCGGCCGTAAACCGACCCCGACGGCGCTGCGCATCGTGCGCGGCAACCCGGGCAAACGCCCGCTGCCGCGGGATGAAGCCCAGCTGCCGCCCGCGGTCGAGGCGCCGCCGCCGCGCGAGCTCGCCGGCGACGCGGGGGCCCTGGCCGAGTGGCTGCGCCTCGAGCCGATGCTGCGCACGTCGCGCGTGTTGACCGACGGCGACCGGGCGGCGCTGGTCGCGGCCTGCCAGCAGTGGAGCCGCTACCTCACGGCGAGCGCCGAGGTCCAGACGGGCGGGCTGCTCGTGAAACCGACGCCGCGCAGCAAGGCGCGCATTCCGAATCCGTACCTGCCGATCGCGAATAAGGCCCTCACGCTGTGCGTCCGGCTCTGGGCCGAGCTCGGGCTCACGCCGAGCTCGCGGACGCGCGTCGCCGGCGGGGTGGGCGATCCGCGCTCAGCCGCCGAGCTCGATAACTTCCTGCTCTCGTGAGCGAAATTAAAAAAATGGAATGCAAGGTAGTCCGTAACGTCGATTGGGATGATCTCTCGCGAACGATCGAAGAAAACGAGCGCGACGCCTGGCGCGTGGTGAGTGTCGTTCCGTACCACGTTCAAGGCGAAGGGACCATGCACCAGATCGTGACGCGCGTCGCGATTGTGTTCCGGCGCGACAAAGCAAAGCCCGTGTGACGACCGGCCCGCGCGTCAGCCGCACGATCGCGCGGGCCCGCCGCCTGGCGACGCGTGACGGCTGGCCGGCGCGGTGGGTGCGCACCGAGAGCGACGCCCAGGCCGTGCTCGATCACGGCTGCTATTTCGACGTCGAGGCCGCGGCGCGGTTCCTGGTCTTCGGTGAGCGCTTCTGTCGCCATTCCAAGGGGCAGTGGGCGCGGCAGCCGTTTGCAGCGATGCCGTGGCAGCGCGAGCACTGGTTTGGCCCGCTGTTTGGCTGGAAGCGGGCCGACGGCACGCGGCGCTACCGGCGCGGCGGCGTGTGGATCCCGAAAAAAAACGGCAAGACGTCCTGCGCCTCGGTGATCACGCTGTACCTCCTGGTCGCCGATCGCGAGCCCGGCGCCGAGGTCTACAGCGGCGCGAACGACAAGGATCAGTCGGGCCTGATCTATCGCGAATGCGCGGCGATGGTGCGCCAGTCGCCGGCGCTGGCGTCGCGGCTGCATCCGATCGATTCGCGCAAGACGATCGCCTACGAACGGATGGCGGCGTTCTACAAGGCGCTCTCGGCCGACGTCCCCGCGAAAGAGGGGATCAACGCGCACGGCGTGATCATCGACGAGCTGCACGCGCTGCAGGATCGCGGGCTGTGGTCGACGCTGGCCTACGCCGGCGCGGCCCGGCGGCAGCCGCTGCTGTTGTCGATCTCGACGGCGGGGATCTACGATCCGGCGTCGATCGGGTGGGAGCAGTACCAGTACGCGACACACGTGCTCGACGGGACGCGTGACGACTGGTCATTTTTCGCGCTGGTCTATGAGGCGCCGCCCAAAGCGAATTGGCGCCGCCGGGCCGTGTGGCGCGCCGCCAACCCGTCGTACGGCGTCACGGTGCGCGCCGATCAATTCGAAGAGCACGCGCGCGAGGCCGCGGCGAGTCTCGACAAGCAGAACGATTTTCAACGGTACCGGCTCAATATCTGGGTGCAGCAGGCGACGCGCGCGATCGATCTGCGCGTGTGGGATGAGAACCACCGGCACGCGCTCACCGCCGACGGTACTAATACTCCTAATAATCCCAGCGACGGCCGCGCCTGGTACGGCGGGCTCGACCTGGGCGGGACGTCGGATCTCTCGGCCTGGGTGCGCGTCGCGAGCTGCCCGCATGATCCCAAGGCGATCGACGTGCGCGCGCAGTTCTGGCTCCCCGAGGCGGTGATCGGGCCGGCGTCGCGGCACCGCAATAAGACGCTCTACAAGCAGTGGGCCGATCAGGGCGTGCTGACGCTGACGCCGGGCAACGTCGCCGACGAGCCCGCGATCGAGGCGGCGATCCTCGCCGACGCCGGCGCCGTGCGCCTGGTCGCGAGCCGGATCGATCGGTTGTTTCAAGGGCTGCGCCTGGCGTCGAATCTCACGGCCGAGGGCGTGGTGATGGCGGCGATGGGCCAGGGGTTTTTGAGCATGGCGGCGCCGACGAAAACGTTTTTCGATCTGCTCGAGGGGCGGCGCTTCCATCACGGCGGCGACCCCGTCCTGCGCTGGATGGCCGATAATGTCGTGACGCGGAGCGACTCGGCGGGCAATCGCAAGATCGACAAGGCGCGCAGTCCGCAAAAGGTGGACGGGATCGTGGCGGCGGTGATGGCGATCGCCGGGTGGATCAGCGTCGACACGGATCCGGAGTATCAGCTCGTGATCGTCGGCCCGGGAGCGTAACCCATGAGCGAGCAGCAGACCGCGGCGGGGATCAAACGCGGGCGGCCGCGGGCCCCGGTGCCCGGCGTCGCCGTCGGGACCTGGCTCCGGGCGACGGAATACGATCGGCTGCTGCGCCTGGCCGCGGCGCGGGAGGAAAGCGTCTCGGCGATCGTGCGCCGGATCGTCGTGCGCCGACTGACGCGCCGCCGGTAGTTCCAGGGTTCCACGGTTCCACGGTTCCAGCGCGCTGGGGCTCTTTTTCCCTTAGGTACAAACGTCGCCGCCCGTCGATCGCCCTACGATCGTCGGCCGTGGCCGAGCTGTACCGGCGCGCGTTTCTCCTCGAGCTCAAGGCGATCGACGACACGGCGGGCCGCCGGCGGATCCGCGGCACGGCGTCGACGCCGAAACCCGATCGACAAAAACACATTCTCGAGGTCGCCGGCGCGACGTTCGCGGCGGAGATCCCGCTGCTGCTGCATCACCACCGGGAAACGCCGGTCGGGGTGGCGCGGCTGCGCAAGGGCAAAGACGCGATCACGTTCGAGGCCGAGCTCCCGGTGATTGACGAGGCCGGACCGGTCAAGGACGAGGTCGATCGCGCGTGGACGTCGATCACGTCCGAGCCGCCGCTGATCAAAGGCGTCTCGGTGGGCTGGCGCCCGATCGATGACGCGTCGATCGAGCTCCGTGCCGATGGCACGGTCCGGTTTCACAAGAGCGAAATCTGCGAGCTGTCCCTGGTCACGGTCCCGGCGAACGTCGACGCGACGATCGACCGCGTGGCCGCCCTGGACGTCGCCTACCGGGCCGCGGCGGGCCTGACCACCGAGCCGGGCGACGCCGGCGCCATTCCCTTACTGCGCTCGAGCCGAGCGCCCGGAGCCGCGATGACCACTCAAACCGTCGGCGAACAGATCCAGAGTTACGAAGCGACGCGCGCCGCGAAACAGGCGCGCATGGTGGCGATCATGACGGCCGCCGCCGAGGCCCATCAAACCCTCGACGGCACGCAGGCCGAGGAGCACGACACGCTGCGGGGCGAGATCGATCGCATCGATCAGGACCTCGTCCGCTGGCGTGCGCTCGAGAAATCCCTCGTGACCACGGCGACGCCGGTCCCGGCGACCGCGAACGGCCGGCCCGCGGTCCCGGTCAAGCCGATCAGCGTGAAATCGAATGCGATGCCCGGCGCGGTGTTCACGCGCGCGATGCTGGCGCACCTGGCGTGCTACGGCAAAAACATGGACGTCGTGCAGTATGCCGCCCAACGGTGGCCGGAGGCGCCGGAGGTGGCACTCCACGTCAAGGCGGCGGTGGCCCCGGGTACCACGACGGGCGTCGGCTGGGCCGCGGAGCTCGTCGGCGCGACCGCGGAGTTTGTCGCGCTGCTCTGGCCGCGGACGGCGATCGGGCAGATCACCGGGATGCAAAAGGTGCCGTGGAATATCAAGGTCCCGGCGCAGACCGGCGGCGGGACGTACAACTGGACGGGCGAGGGCAAACCGAAGCCGGTCACCAGTCTGGTCTTCGCGTCCTTCGTCCTGCCGATCGCGAAGGCCACCGGCATCATCGTGATGACCAAAGAGCTGGCGATGTCCTCGTCGCCCTCGGCCGAGGAGCTGGCGCGCGACAGCATGATCAAAGGGATCACCAAGTTCGTCGATCAGCAGTTCATCGATCCCGCGGTGGCGGCGGTGGCGAATGTGAATCCCGCGAGCATCACCAACGGCGTGACGCCGCTGTCGAGCATCGGCCCACTCAGTGACATCGTCCAGATCGCGAGCGCGTTTACCGCGGCCGGGCTCCCCATCGACGGACTGACCTACATCATGTCGCCCTCGAACGCGCTGATCCTGTCGTTTCAGCGGGAGACCACCGGCGCGCTGCGGTTCCCGGATCTGAGCGTCGGCGGCGGCACGGTCAACGGACTCAAGGTCGTCACCAGTGCGGCGGCGGGGTCGAACGTGATCGGGCTGCTGCCGCAATTGATTCTCTACAACGATGAGGGCGGCGTCACGGTCGACGTGAGCCAGGAAGCCTCCTTGCAAATGGACAGCGCGCCGGCGTCGCCGGCCGATGCGACCACGGTCTACCGGTCGCTGTGGCAGGAAAACCTCATCGGCCTGCGCGCGGAGTGGTTCATCTCGTGGCTTAAGGCCAACGCGAACGCCGTGAAGTACGTGAACAACGCCGGGTACACGATCCCGGCGCCGCAGGCGATGGAGGCTCCGGCCGCCGAAGGCAAGAACGGCAAGAAGTAAGTCACGCATCATGCGGCTGCCAGGCGGCTATTCCCTGACGCTCGCGCGCACGCCCCGGGCGATGGTCCCGGCGGCGTCGCCGCGCGGCGACACCTGGATCCCGGTCGTGCATGAGCCGTTCACCGGCGCCTGGCAGCGCAACGTCGAGATCAGCGACGAGACGGCGCTCAGCTATGCGCCGGTGTTTGCCTGCGTCGATCTCATCTCGAGCGACTGCGCCAAGCTGCGGTGGCGGCTGGTCGAGCAGACGAGCGACGGGATCTGGCTCGAGGTCGACAACCCGGCGTACTCGCCGCTGCTGCGCCGGCCGAATCGCTATCAGGTCCCGTTTCAGTTTCTGCAGCAGTGGCACGTCTCAAAGCTGGTCCACGGCAACACGTACGCGCTCAAGCACCGTGACGAGCGCGGCGTCGTGAAGGCGCTCTATCTCCTCGACCCGACGGCCGTCACGCCGCTCGTCGCCGGCGATGGCAGCGTCTGGTATCAGGTGACGCGCGCCGAGCTCGCCGGGCTCGACGCGGTCCTGCCGCCGGCGATCCCGGCGCGCGAGATCATGCACGACCGGATGATGGCGCCCTTCCATCCGCTCTGCGGCGTCTCGCCGATCTTCGGCGCCTCGCTGGCTGCGTCGCACGGCGTGACGATCAGCCGTAACAGCGAAGTGTTTTTTCGCAACGGCAGCAAGCCGGGCGGCGTGCTCCTGGCGCCGGGCCGGGTGAGCGATGACACGGTCAAGCGGCTCAAGGAGTACTGGGAGGCCAATTTCACCGGGACCAATATCGGCAAGGTCGCGGTGCTCGGCGACAACCTGAAGTACGAGCCGCTGTCGTACAACGCGGTCGATGCGCAGCTGATCGATCAGCTGAAGTGGACGGCCGAGATGATCTGCGCGGTCTATCACGTGCCCGCCTACATGGCGCAGATCGGGCCGCCGCCGCCGTACGCGAACGTCGATCCGTTGATTCAGCTGTACTACTCGCAATCGCTGCAGCGGCTGCTGGTGAGCGCCGAGCAGGTGATCGATCACGGGCTCGAGTTCCCGCGGCCGACGCTCGGGACCGAGTTCGACATTGATGATCTGATCTGGATGAATGCCGAGACGCGCGGCAAGGCGGCAGGCGACGCGATCGTGTCGGGCATGGCGCCCAATGAGGTCCGGAAAAAGTTCTACAACCTGCCGCCGGTCCGGGGCGGGGCGACGCCGTACCTGCAGCAACAGATGTACAGCCTCGCGGCCCTGGCCGCGCGCGATGCCGCCGACCCGTTTGCGAAACCCGCGCCGCCCGCGCCGCCGGCCGAGGAGCTCGACGACGCGGCGATCAGTGAGGAGGCCGCGGCCGACCTCCGCGCCTGGTGGAGGGCGAGCGTATGACGCGTGAGGACCTGGCGGCCATTGTGCGCGGGCTGGCGCCCGTGCTGCGCGAGATCGTGACCACGGCGCAGGCCGAGCAGGTCGCGACCCTGCAGACCGTCACGGCGCGCGTGACGGCCCTCGAGACCGACCGCCCGACGCTGGCCGACCTGCCGACGCTGCGGGATCGCGTGGTGCGGCTCGAGGCCGGCGCCGCGGCGCTGGCCGACGTCGCGCCGGTCCTGGGCGCCCTGCGCGAGCGGGTCGCGGTCGTCGAGGCGCGGGCGCCGGTGGCAGGCCCGCCCGGTCCGCCCGGTCCGGAGGGCCTCGGGTGTGGGGATCTGCAGGCGGAGTACGACGGCGAGCGCACGGTGGCCGTGAAGGTCGCGCGCGGCGACCAGGTCAAGACGCTCGCGACGCTCGCGCTCCCGATCGACATCTATCGCGGCGTCTACGAGCCGGGCAAGAGCTACCAGGTCGGTGATCGCGTCACGTGGGAAGGGTCGGAATGGCGCTGCGGGGAAGCGAGTAGTACGAAACCGCTGGAGGGCTCGAAAGCCTGGAAGCTCGTCGTCAAGCGCGGGCGCGACGGCAAAGATGCGCGAGGGGGCGCGTGATGGCGACCGTGCCGCTCGTCTCGCTCGCGGATGCCAAAACGCACCTGAAGATCCCGCCGGCTGATACGCGCGACGATGCCGATCTGACGCTGAAGATCGCGCAAGCCTCGGCCGTCGTGGTCGGTCTGCTCAAGGCGCAGGCCGATCCGAGCTGGGATGCGGTCACGGTACCCGAGCCCGTGCAGTCGGCGGTGCTGCTCCATGTCGGCCACCTGTTCGCCAATCGCGGCGATGCCGCCGCCGGCGCCGGCGACGCGGAACACTGGGAGGCGATCGATCGCGTGCTCTGGCCCTATCGCGATCCGGCGCTGGCGTGAGGATGCATGGCCCTGGGATCTTTGCGACCGATCGGCGCCCGGCGACACTGGGTTCGTGTCTTGGCCGCGGGCCCGGTGGTGGGCGATGGCGATGGCGCGCCCGTGCCGGCGCCGATCG